GTTCTAATTATTTTATATACTTTTACTTTTCTTTTCTTTCTTTTGTGTCTCTGTGGTAAGTCTGATAAGGATATATTTTCAAAATATCCTATTTCAATCAAAGTATATACAGTATTAACGCATAAAGAAAAAGAAAAACCCTGTTTTTTAGCATTTCTAAGTGCTATTTCAGGGCTTTTCTTATCCAATAATTCTTTTTCAATAAAGTTTGCAAAATCTATATGACCATCTATTTTTAATTGTTGTATTCCTCTGTGCGAAGTATTCATATCTGTTATGATTTGTGCTTTATCATAACTATACCTTACTACTTCCTTATAATCTAATAAATGCTCATATAATCCTTTTTTTATCTCCCTTCCTATAGTACTTCTATGCTTATGTAGTTTTCTTGCTATTTCTGCCTTACTAAATCCTTCATTGTAAAGTGTTTCAATTTTTATTCTATCAGTCCTTGTAAGGTGCTTATAAGGCTTTCTTTTTGTTTTTTTAATTGATTGCAACATAACAACCACTCCTTTCCTTTTAATTGTGGACTTATAATATAACACTTTCCTAGGAAACTGTAAATATATATTGCAATTTTAATCACAAGAAAAAGTGACTAATTATTGCAAAATAATTAGTCACTGTCTACTCTAATTTTATAGCATTTTTATAACATCTGCATCCACTCTTCAATCATCTGTCTTTCATGGTCATTTTGTGCTGTTCTTTTCATGTCTTCCAATTTGGATTTAATTTCAGAATGTCCAGAATAACCATCTCTATACATTCTACCTGAATAACCATCCCTACTATATCTTCCTAAAGAATCTCTGTTCCTTGCATAGCTATAATCTCCACTATAGCCATCTTTTGAATAATCATTACTATATTTCTGTTCCATAGCATTAATGGTTTCTATTGATTTAAGAGTATGTGTTAGTTTATCTAAAGCATCCAAAGAAGCCGAATTAAGATTATCAATACCAGACATTTTATCAAGTTCTCTGCAGATATTATCTTTAATTTTCTTTAAACTGTCCATACTGTCTCCTTTCTATGCAACTCTGTTTATAACCAGGTTAGCATTTTGTACTTCAATTGTAGGTGTCGGTGTTGTAGTTGCATCATCAACTGTGGCATCCACATACCTTACCGACATACTAAAGCAACAACCTTTAGGTACAGTAATAATAGCAGTACTTGTTACATTGCCATATTCATCAACTGCTGCTGGTGTAAATATAGCTCTGCTTGTTGGTCTGCTTTCACCATTTACTGATATATCAACTGCAATAGGTGTTACTGCTCCACCTTCTGGAATTGCTATATTACCATTAAAAGTTACCTGATACCTGGCAAAACAGTTTTGTGTGCAACCCTTAAGAATAAAAATACCTGTTTCATCTTCATGATATACATATCCTTTAGTACAAGGTATAGAAGCTGTAAATATAATTGGATTATTAAGTGCTACATTTTGCACTGCATTAGCTAAATATTCTGCCATAGTCACACCCCCTAAAAGTTACCACAACCACAATTATTGTTGCATGTAAAAATAGGTGTTCTGCCATATACTGGAGTAGTACCAACCGGACAAGTATCAAGTCTGTTGTAAATACCATCAATAATAGTTGCGTTCTGTGCTATCTGGCTTGCCTGACCTCTTGAATAAAGAAGTTCCTGACGAAGCTGTGCAATTTCATCATTCTTTGCATCAATCTTATCAGCACACATCTGATCTAATATTCTCTGTGTTCCTGCTGTCTGATTTGCAATAATATCTCTTACACCTTCATTAAATGCCTGTCTGTCTGCACAATTCTCTGTTGCTACAGTGTACTTAAGATCAGCAATACCTAATCTATTTTCACAACAACAATCTGCAAACTGTGAACCTAACTGATTAAATCCCTGATTCATAGCAGTCTGCATAGCAAATCTCTGCTGCATATTTGCAATCTGTCTTGCATTTGCTCCCTGTTCTACACCTGCAAAGCCATTACATAACTGTGTAGAAATATCATTAATACCATTCTGGATAGCATTAATGTTACCATTAATCATCTGGTCTCTAAATCCAGTATTTGTAATTTCTGCCTGGTTCATCCATGGATATAATGTACCTGTGCCATTACCACCATTAAATCCATTATTCCATCCACCATTACATAATAAAATAATGAAAAATAAAATTATCAACCATTCATCATTACCACCAAAACAACTACCAAAACCATTTCCATTGTTCATTGGTGTTACTGGCATTACCATTTCATCTGTTAAAGCCATATTTTTAGTCTCCTTTAATATTTATTTTATAATGCATTATAATTTCGTTTTAAATATCACATTTATGATATTACTTAAGTAGTTTTATGATATTACTTAAGTATATTTTGTAATTGGTTAGCCATATTTACAGCATTATTATATTGTTCTTGTGTTATCTGACCTGAATTAAGCATATTTTGTACTTGCTGTCTGGCATCACCTTTATAATTATTCTTGAATTGTTTAAACTGTTGTATCATTGGATTATTTATGTTATTTCCTAACATATTGAATAAAGGATTACTCATTATTACCACTCTCCTTTAATTGTTCAGTTATCAGAACAATCTGTTTTTTAATATCTTCTAGTTCTTCTTTTTTTACATAAATATCATCATTAATATTGATATTTTTTGTTTCATTATCTCTTATCTTATAATCAAGAATCTTTATGCTAGGCATACCTGATGCATCTGCTGATTTAAGATATATAATTTGATTTTCGCTATCCCATAAAGGCATAGTTGTGTTAGGTGCTACTAAATAACTTTTTGCTCCTGCTTCTCCTTGCACCCAGGTTATATTATTGTTCTGCTGCATTTGATTAGGCTGTGCATATCCATAATTAACAGGATAACCATTGTTATAAATCATATTTCTACCTTCTTTCTAAATAAAATCTTTAACTTCTTAAAGTTTTTGTATAAAAATAAAGTGGTATTTTGTCTCCTGAATCCCAGGAATCAAGATAATTACCATCTATTACAGCTACTACATGCGTTCCGGTTGCAAGTATGTATATTCCTTCTGGATTGCTCTTACAAAAGTCTTTTATTGTAAAACAATCATTACAATTTGTTTTTATTATTTCTTTTTTATATCCCATACCTAATAATAATCGTTCCATTACTTCATTACTTGATGGCATATCTGCACTTCTAAAACCTTCTGTGCATAGTTCCATATAAGCAGTTTCCCATTCAATATTTTCTGCTATGCATAAAGCTCTTACAGTACAATCACCAACTGCTTTATTAAGTGGGTTAGGATTTACTTTTTTATACATTGTCCGTTCTCCTTATTATTTAAAGTATAAACCTAAAATACTTATAAAATACGCACACTATACACACATTTTACGCAAGAAAAAAGCACTAACAGTCACCTCTAACTGTTAGTGCTTTCAGGGGACAAGACACAATATCCCCTACGCAATTTTTATTCTATGAAATTTGAACAATTTTGTTATAACATTTTTATAAATATATTTCTAGTCTATTATTAAAATTTTTCAAAAAAAGGCACTATAAAAAACTATAGTGCCTAAAAAGAGAGGTATAAATGGATTACAAAACCTTGATAATTTTCTTTTTTACTTTTTTAGATATATTATTTACTGTTCTTTCTGATACATTCATTTCCATTGCAATAAATATATTTGTTTTGCCTTTTGCCTTAAGATTAAAGTATTTTAGTTCATCTTCTGTAAAATTACACTCTTTTCTAAAATATTCTAATTCTTTTTCTACAAAATCATGTATTATCATAAATTTAAGTCCTTTAAAAACTTCTTCCATACCTTATCATCTACCATTGAGTTAGGGCATAATTTACCACATATATCATAATGTCTTACGACATTATTTTTAGCATTAACACATCTTTTGTTTAAATACTTAATTAACCATCTGGTAGCTGCAATCTGTTTTTTAGTTGGATATTTATCCTTAATATCACATAATTCAATAGATATAGTATTACTATTTTTAAGTTTTCCTTTTAGTTTCATTCCAGGTGTCTCTACTGCCCATGCAGTTCTACTATATGGTACACTCTTAACTATAGTTCCATAACCATCAATAACATAGTGTGTAGAAACACCTACTATTTCCCTTTGGAAATATTTTCCATTATTGACTGCTGTATCATTTTTGTTACCAGTTCCATGTATAGCATACCCTAGTATACTACTTAAACTTCTAGGTGTATTATCATAGTTTGCTTTATTACACTTAATATAAATTACTTTACTCATTTAATCCTCACATTCTGGCAGTCCTGCAAGTGATGTTAAAATACTAAGTATACCTGCTACAACTGATACAGATAATACATTAAGCCAGTTTACATCCAATACTGCCTGTCCTACTGTTATCATACTAATAGCTGTCTGTGCCATAGTCTTAATCGCTCTAATACCTGCTGCTTTAAACCATTCTTTACTCATTATCTTGTTCTCCTTCTTCTTCTTGCTCCTGTTCTGCTTCTAACTGCTCTTCTTTTGTATGTTCTTTTAATAGATTGTCTTGCTCTTGCCATTATTCATCATCTCCTATTATTTGTTTAATATCACTGTCTTCTATGTCTTTTGAGTCTTGGCTAATTGTTGTTTCTGCTTCTTCAACCGGTAAAGATATATACCATAGAAAACCACATATAGTTGCAATCTCTAATATAACCATAACGCAAAAGGCAATAAACCATCTTCTGGAAGTATCTTTTACTTCTTTTAAAAGTTCTGATGCAAGTGTTTCTTCATTCATTTTGCTATCATCTCCTCAATATCTTTTAATTTTTCACCTTGTAATGCTACTTCTTTTTCAATTTTATACATTCTGTCGATTAAGTTATTATGCTTATCAACTTTTTGTTCCAACTGACCTATCCTGTATGTTGTTAGTTTGTTGGAAGTCATTATACCTGCAAGCGATCCTACTATTGTTCCAAAAAGTGATATTAAGCATACTATTATTTCTGTATTCATACTATCACTTCCTTTAGCTTGTATAATTAGTATCGTATCTGCCATTAATTTTATATACTTTTACAAATTTAATTGTTGCTCCTACATAAGCACTACCACCACCCATCTGTATAATAGGATAATAATCACTTCTATCTGCACCAAGTTCTATGCCTTCGACTATTACAGTTTCATCTTCTTCATATAAACTCCATCTGCTTTGATATGATGTTCCATTTAAACTTCTATATATTTTTCCATTTCTTAAAACACCACCCCATACATATATTATGGTTTTATTTTGAAAATCAAAACCTGTTGCAGTTCCTTCATAAATGTATACATTGCCACCTGTCTTATCTAATAGCCAATATCTAGGATTACCGGAATTAGGTTGATAATTTAACATACCTCTACTATTTCTGTCGCAAAAAGTAAAAAGATTGTTATTTGTGTTTGTTGGAGCAGTTTCGTTTGTAAATGTTCCAAACTTTATTAATACCTTTTGCATATCTCCCTGAAAAAAATTGATTACCTGTTTTACAATTGCCACCTGTGGTATTAATTACAAATTGATTATTACTAATACTCATATTGCCATAATGATTAGAAGGCTGGTTTACATCTCTAAATTTATCATAATAATAACCTTTGTTATTTGTAGTATCATATTCTGCATCATATTCGCTTACTAACTGTTCTTCTGGCAATGTTGCAGGAACATTTACTATAACTTCATCATAGCCATCCGTTCCTGATGGCGGAGTGTATGTACCATTTTGTGTAACTGATAACTGATCTAATACTGCACTACCACCTATACTTTCTATTGCTGCCGGCATTTCATCTAATGTGTATGTATCTTGACTTGATAGTTTAGAACGGATTTTATTTGCTATTGCAGTGATTTTTGTTTTTGTGCATACAACTTTACTACTCATCTTAATATTCCTCCGTATCTCCATTATCATAATTTGCTAATTCATAGTATTTATCTATTACAAAAGCACCTGAACGATAAATAGTAATAGACAATAAATATCCATTGCTTAAGATTCCTATTATATTAGCAGACGAACCCTGGTATGAAACAGGTGCTTTCATAGTCCATGAAGGGCCTTGAAACCCTATATTAGCAAATATAGTAATATTATTTTCGTTATCACCTAAATAATCTAATATTTCATTTGCTGTAGCACTTACTCCATTTATTTTAGATGTAACAACTGATGTTGCCGTATTATTTAAAATAAGGTTTATCCTACCTATTGTTTTTGTTTTTTCCCAGGTATATGTATATTCATAAATAGGATCATCATCTTCATCAACTTCACCTGTATCAATTGCATTTTCAACTACTGATAACACTTTACCTACATCATTATCCGTCACAGATGGTAATGAAACAGTATTATTAGAAATACTAATACCACTTCCTGCAGTAAGTTGTGATTGTAATGTACTGTTACTTGTATTTACAGTGATAGATTCAGTACTATTAATATACTGGTGTACTATGTTATAAATAACAATACTTGTAGCTGCACTTGATATTTCCATTTGAATTGATAATGTATTATTACCTGTAAATTGATAATAAACATCTCCTAATAATGTATAATTATTATCCAATACTACTGGTATAATTTTTTTACCATCTGCTATAGCACTTGAAATTTCAGGAAATGTTTTATTGCAAGTCCATACATTGTTTTCTTTGCTATATTCAATGTATAAAGTATCACTTGAACCACTTCCACCACCTGTAGCACTTATAACATTGTTTTCACTAATGGTAATATTATCACCTGCTGTATAAGTTGTATCTATGGCACTTATAACATTGCTTGAATTAATGCTTATATTACTACCTTCTATTAGCTTATCTTGCTTACCATTTTGTAAAGTAGCAATAATATTCTCAATAATTGCTACACGATTCTTTAAATCTGCATCAGTAACTTCGATATATTGATTAAAATCACTATCATAAACATAAGGCACACCATAAGGTAAAGGTAAATCAACACTATCATAAATATTAAATAGGTTATCAGATTCAGTATATGTAACTGTATTTAATCTGTTTACCATAGTAAATTCACCTATACACCATAAATAACCATATAGTTTAGCATAAGTTGCTTCAAAACTATCATCTATTACATAATATCCTTCCCATGCACTATCACTTCCTGTATATGATTCACCCTTAATAATGTTATCACCAACTGATAAGCCAGTTATAGGTGCTTCTGCTACCCATTGTTTTGTATTTGCATTATATACATACTCTATAGCCTGAGTATTACTCATAATGCCTTTTAATGTATACATTCCTGGATTATTATAAGTTTCAATCTCTAATTCAATACCATAGAATAAGATAAATGGATGATCTGGATCTGTTGTTTTAAACATACAAGCCTTTGCATTATCTCCATAATAATTTTTCCATCCATTATATTCTGCTGCACTTGTAAACTGTGAAGGAAGTCCACTTAATTCATATAATTTTTTTGTTTCATATAAAATATATAAATACTTACTATCACCGGTTGTTGGTAATGCTGTTACATATTTAATTAATGATAATGCCTGTGCAATTGTAATTGCAGATTGTGCCTGATTAATACTTTCTGTAAGCTGTGTGTACTCATTTGTACTTTCTATTTCACTATCATCATATATATTATTTTCTACGATTAATAAGAATTTTGGTGTATAAAGCACATGATTATCACTATCTAATATCTGTACCTCTAATGTTACCTTGCCTACAGAAGTACAATACTGGCTTGTAAACAGAAAATATACCTTACCATCTTCTACTGTGGCATTATTATAAATAACTGTTCCATCTGGCTTTTTTGCTCTGATAATAGCAGTATTACCATCTTCTACATTGTAAATCTGCCCATTTTTATTAAATGTAATAATAACTGCTCTTGACTGTATATCACCTTCTTTAGCAACGATATTAGCCTGTGTACCACTCTTATTAACATCTAACGATAATTTGTTTAATACTATGTTCATTGTTGCTCCTTTCGTGCTTTTTATTTATTTAATTATAGAAAAAAGCAGTAGCCTATTTCTAGGCTACTACATTAACTTTTTAATTATTCCAGTTTTTAATATCGTCATAGGTATAAATTTGCTTACCATCTATGCATAGTTTAACTAAAGTATCTCTTATAAGGACTTTTTCGTGTGTGCTTCCATTTTCATACTTGCTCTTATACTTGCTTGTAATGGATGATTTCACACTGCTAAAGGCTTTCTTTTTAGCATCATCTGTACTCTGTCCTTGTGCCTTATAATCTTCTACCTTATCATCATAAATCTGTTTAGCAACCTTACTACCCTGATTTGCTGATATATCTATAGCTCTTTCAAGGTCATTTGCATTATAAATACTGCTTGTTGTACTGCCAGAAGTACCATACTTTTTATTCATGTCACTATTTACAGCACTTATTACCCAGGAATCATCAAAACCTGCATTTACATAAGCATCTATAATAGCCTGATATTTATCAGTTTCACCATTATACCTATAATCTGCTGCTTCCTTTATTTCATCCTCTTCCTTAAGTCTATTAACCATCTGTGTTTTTAATTTGGAATCATCAATATCTGCACTTAAATCTTCTGCAAGATTTGGATCACCTGCTTTATAGGCATTAAATATCCTGTTATATGTCTGCTTATCTGATGATACATTTAAAGGATTTTTACCATTTCTTATGTCTTCAACATTTGCAGTAATACCATTAAGTAGTTTTTCAACATTGTTTATAGGAAGTCCTAAACCATATTGTAAACCATCTCTTGCAATGTTTCCTGCCTGTTCTCCTAATTTATCTGTATATCCTTTTATAGCAGTTTTATACTCTTTTTCAGTTGCAAAGTCATTTCTGTCTAAACTTGCAAGTTTATTAGTATACTGTGCCATTTTCTGCACTGTATTAAGAGTATCATTAATAACAGAAATAGGTATTATTTCAGTATCAAACCTATATGTATCTTTACCCATTAATGCTTTAAGTGGT